AAGGTCAAATACGACCTGCCTAGCGATTACGACAGCATCGTGCCGCGTACTCAGTGGGACAAGAGCAAGCATTGGGAAATGCTTGGCCCCGAAAGCGCCCAGCAGTGGGAATGGCTTCTGAGCGGCTTTATCAGCACAGGCCCGCGTATCCGCTGGCGTCTGTATGGCAGTTACTTCCAGATTTGGCCGGGTAACTCGACTAACGAGTATCTGGGTTTCGAGTATCGCAGCAAGGGTTGGGCTAATGCCGCTAACGGCACTGTACAGAATAGCTTTACGGCTGACAGCGATACTTGCATCTACCCTGACCGTCTTATGGTCTTGTCAACTAAGCTGAAGTATTTCCAAGCCAAGGGCTTTGATACAACGGCGCTTTACCGCGATTATTTGACGGAGTTTGAGACTTCCGTTGCACAGGATACGTCGGCGGCTAACCTGTCGTTCGCCCCGCGCCCTGGCACCGTTCTGATTGGCTGGGACAACATACCGGATACCGGATATGGCAATTAGCCCACGCGCCATGGTTCAGGGTACGGCGGCTCAAGTTCAGTCGCTGCCCGCCCCGTTGGGCGGATGGAACGCGCGTGACAGCTTGGCAAATATGGAGCCTACGGACGCGGTAACGTTGGTCAATATGTTCCCGACTGTCAGCAACCTGACCATGCGCGGCGGGTACATCAAACACGCCACCGGCCTTGATGGGAATGCACAGACCATCATGGTTTATAATTACGGCAACAATTCCAAGATGTTCGCCGCTACCAGCACCGGCAAAATCTATGACACAACGGCATCAGGCGCTGTTGGGGCTGCGGTTGTCACAGGTCTGACAAACGGCATTTGGGAATACACGAATATCACAACTTCTGGTGGCAGTTATCTGTACGCGGTCAACGGCGTGGACAAGCCCTTGCTGTACAATGGCACCACTTGGACGCCGATTGACGGAGCCTCCACCCCGGCGATTACCGGCGTGACGACCACCACCCTAGTCAACATCACGCTTTTCAAAAACCGCCTTTGGTTTATTGAAAAAAACACCCTGAAGGCGTGGTATTTGCCAACTAGTTCTGTTGGCGGCGCGGCGCAGTATCTTGACCTAAGTTCGATCTGCAAATTCGGCGGCCATTTGGTCGATCTGGACACTTGGACGCTTGATGCCGGTTACGGCGTTGACGACAATCTGGCGTTTATCACCAGCACGGGCGAAGTCGTAGTTTATCGCGGCACAGACCCGGCAAGCGCCGCCACTTGGGCCTTGATCGGCGTCTGGAAGCTGGGTTCGCCGGTTGGAACGCGGGCCATGCTCAAGTGGGGCGGCGACCTGCTGATCCTGACCTATGACGGCCTGATGCCCATGGCCGCGTCCCTGCAATCCAGCCGCTTGGACCCCCGTGTGGCCCTGTCGGACAAGATTCAGGGTGCCATTACGGCGGCTACGGCGGCTTATGGCGGCAATCATGCCTCAGTCGGTTGGCAAGTTGTTTATACAGCCAAGAACAACGCGGTCTGGATAAACATACCCGTCGCTGACGGCCAGCAAGAGCAATATGTGATGAATACCATCACGAAGTCTTGGGCGCAGTTTACTGGCTGGTCAGCTTATTGCTGGGAAATCTATGAAGACGACCCCTATTTTGGCGGCACTGGCTATGTCGGCAAGGCTTGGGACGACGGGTACATCGACGATACCAGCAACATCGTAACTAGCACGCTCCAGGCGTTCAATTACATGGGGACGCGAGGCGTTAAGAAGTATTTTACCCGCGCTCGCCCTAGCATTTTCAGCAACGGCTCCCCGGCTATTGGCGTCGGCATGAACATCGACTTTGATACGTCCGACACGACATCCCCTGTAACTTTCACGCCCACCGCCGCCGCGCGTTGGGATTCCGGGGTGTGGGATCTTGGCGTTTGGGGCGCTAGTTTGACAATTCAAAACACATGGCTGGGCATTACGGGCATTGGCTATTGCGGCGGTCTTCAGATGAAAACGGCCAGCAGCGGCTTGGAAATTCAATGGGCTTCGACAGATGTGGTGTATCAGACCGGATGGGCTGGCGTATGAGAAATCTGGCTGTAATAGAGGAAATGCTTCCGGCTGAAGCACTTATGGAGAATGTCCTACAGTTTGAAGCTGTAGTTAAGACATTGCCACAGTATGAGCCTGAGACAATTCACACATTCCATGCTGGCTTATACTGCCGCGAAGCCAAGCTGAAGGCTAACCAGCTTGCAGTCGGACGCGTTCACAAGAAAGAACACCTGTTTTACATAGTATCCGGCACGGTCAACATTACGACCCCAGATGGCGTCGAAGTTGTAACTGGGCCAGCCATGTTTAAGAGCAAGCCAGGGACCAAAAGGGCTTGCCACACGCTGACTGACGCGCATTTTCTCAACATCCACATTGCGGATTCTACCAATGTGGAAGATGTTGAAAAGGAACTGTTGGAAGACGACCCGGACAGTATGTTTGGCCCTGGGAACATTCTTAAAACTAACTTGATAGGGGCTGAATAATGAGTGCTTTTACCGCTTTAGCTGTCGTTACCGGGACCGCAATTGTTGCTGGCACGGCCAACGCTGTTTTTAACAAACCAGCCGCCCCTGCGGCCCCTGATTATGCCGGTGCCGCGAGAGAGCAGGGACAGGCAAACATTGACGCGGCGCGATTAAGCGCCCGCCTTAGCAATCCCAACATTATATCGCCTTACGGAAACCAGACCGTCACTTTTGGCGGTACGCCCACGTTTGACCAATCTGGATATGACGCGGCAATGGCAGCGTACCAAAACCAGCAGAACCAAGGATACCAAAACACCGGATATGACGAATACGGCAATTACACCGGCAACTATTCTGCACCCATGCCGACCCGCGAGCAGTTTACAAGTAGGTCAGGCGACCCAGACCAAGTTACCGTCACCCAGACGCTTACCCCCGCCGCGCAAGAGGCGCTTAACAACGCCCAGGCGGTCCAGAAAGGGCTTTCTCAGGTTGGCGTTAAGGCGCTGGGTAACGTCTCAGATACGATGGGGACGCCATTTCGGTCAAACCTGCCAGATTTCCAGATGTCCCTTGGCGATCAGGGGCAGGTGGATTACGGCCCGTCTGCTGATCGCTATGGGCTGGCAAGAGGCGAACTGGACTTGTCGGGCGTTGCCAAAATGCCAATCAACGCTGGCATGACCGCGCAACAGGCAATTATGTCCCGCCTAGGGCCGCAGCTTGAAGCCCAGCGGGCCTCAACATTTCAGAACCTGCGGAATCAGGGTGTCACGGAAGGCTCTGAGGCTTGGAACAACGCTATCCGCGCACAGCAGCAGGGTGAAAACGACCTTCTTACACAGGCACAAAAAGAAGGACTCAGCCTTGACATGGCCGCTAACCAGCAGGGTTATGGCCAGCAGCTTAGTTCGGCGGGCCTGTATAATCAGGCCGTTGCCCAGAATTACGGTCAAGGTCTGCAAAGTTCTGGGCTGTACAATCAGGCCCAAAACCAGAAATTCAATCAGGCGCTACAGGGCGCTCAGTTTGGCAATACCGCCATAGGCCAGCAGTACCAGCGCAACCTTAACGAGTACAACCAGCCGCTGAACAACCTGACCGCGCTGATGAGCGGCTCGCAGATCCAGAACCCGCAGTTCCAGCAGTACACTGGGCAGAACATCGCCCCGGCTCCCATTGCCAACGCGACCACGCTGGCTGGCAACTTTGCTCAGAACCAGTATGGGCAGAATGTGGCGGCAAATAATGCTACAACGCAGGGGTTGTTCAGCATTGCCGGGGCGGGCTTGGGCGCGGGTATGGGTGGCTCTGGCGGGCTGTTTGGCGCGGCAAAACCAGCAACTCTTGGCGGCGCATAATAGTAAATTCGAGGAATTACGATGGCAGAAAACAGCATAAGCCTGACGCGCAAAGACCCCAACGAGGCGGCAATTAGGCGTAGGCAGAAGTACGCAGAAATGCTTGCCGCGCAAGGCGCTAAAGACATTGAAGTTGCAGACGTTGGCGGTATTCCCACACCGATTTCGCCGTTCCAGGGCCTTGCAAAGGTTTTCCAAACTGGTCTGGGGTCTTATCTGGCAAACGAGGCTGATAAGGAAGAAGCGGACTATGTTGATGCTCGCAGGAAAAAAGTGGCAGCCGCTCTTGCTGGAGCGCCTGGGCTTGCAACAGCGAACAAACCAGAGCCAATGCCAACTGCTGCTCCCGCTACAGACGAATACGGCGCTCCTTATTCTACGACCACGCCAGAAGCATCTGCGCCCATTGTGGAAAGCGGTGCTGTAAAGCCACAGCCGCGTGTAACATTTAACCAGAAAAGGAATTATTACGCCAATATGGCAAACAGTGACGACCCTGACCTTGCTGAAGCAGGGGCGAAGCAACTGAGAACAATGAACGATTCTATGTCTAAAATGGCAAATGTAAACCCCAAGGATTTTACACAGGATAGTTTTAAAAACTATATGGACACTGGCGAACCTGGTGATCTTGTTGCAAAGCCTACAGGCTTGAAAGCCGATTTATACGATATGTTTAGTGTAATGGGCCTTAGCACAAAAGATATTGCAAACAGCCCATTAGCTCAAAGGTTGATTTCCGGTTTTTTGGCAACAAAATTTGGACTTGTAACAGAAGCAGATGCTGCTGATCTTGCTCTGAAATTTGTAAATTCTGGCGTTACGCGGGCAGCGCAACTTTTTGAAGACTCGACTGGAAAAAATGTCCCAGGAATGCCTTCGCAACAGTCTGCATTTAGCATCACTCCATACCTGCCCGCTAATATTTCACAGACAACAGGGCGCGGTAGCTACACACTCGGACAGCCAACGCCGGAGCCAACGCCGGGGGCGGTTGCACAGGCTCTTGGCGGCGCGCCGCCTCCTGTACAACGTACCGCCGCGCAGCCAGCCGCGCCGCGCCAATTTTCTCCCCCTGTCCGCACTGTCCCGATGGGCCAGCCCGCAGCAGTGGCACCGCAAATTGCTCCAGAACAGCAAGCCAGTACCGCGCCGGGCGTTAAGGCATGGCAACAAAAGGGCTTTGTCCCGCTTTTCCGCGCGCCAAATGTTTCTCCAATGGAAAAACAGAAATTAGTTTTAGCCCAACCAGCCGAACAATCTGGCACGCTTGGCGAACTTGCCAAATTAGACGCCATTGAGCGTAATATAGATAAATTACTAAACGAGCCTGGGTTTAATTTAAACACTGGTTTGGTTGGCAGTAAATTGCCCAACATAAGTTCTGCCGCCATTCAGGCCGAAGGAACATTCCAGCAGTTGCAAAATCAGGCAAAGGCATTTTCTGTCGCAGATATGAAAGATTCTTCCTCTACTGGCGCTACCGGCTTGGGACAAATTACAAGAGCAGAATACCCAATGCTTAGAGACATAGCGGCTAGGTTTGTTGCTG